CGGTTTATTGTGTCTTTTTTCTGTTGGGTGTAAAGGCGTAAAGCATGTTCTTCAGATTGAAGAACCCACTGATCATACCCAAGGGGATGATGGTGGCAAATTGAAATATAAGATTATTTGGGGGGATATAAACCAAAAAGAATGACAAATTTCCCCTACGACATTCAAATGACTGGCATGTTTGTCTTTATTACGCTATACTTAGTTATGGAGATTATATTTTAATGGCTGACAAGTTAATGACATTACTAGTTGGATTGCTCTTAGCCCTAGGAGGCTGGAGTCTTTCAAGAACATTTGAACTCTCTACAATTCAAGCAGTACATGAAGATAAAGTGGATAAATTAGAGAGACATGTGGACAAACTACAAGGTCAAATTGAAAAGATGATGGACTCTGATGAAGAGATCATGGACCAACACAAACAATTATTTAAAATTTTAGAAAAGGAAGATACCCCATCAGGGTATTCATAT